ACACGTTCTTCCAAGCGAGCTAAAGCTACTTCCAACTTCTGCGATTGAGTTATCTTCATAACTAATATTCTTTTCTTACTTGCATAATTATTGTATAAGTATCCGCACTCGAATGTCCAACCGTAGTAAATTGAATATCACCCGTTTTACCACTTCCTGCATTATTAATAATACCTCCGAAAGAGGTGTAATCGTGATAACCGGATTGATTTTCACCTAGTTGAATCGCTAAAACATCAGTAGTCGCATCGAACAAAATACTAACTTTCATACCTGTGCATTGCAACCATATTTTTTCTATAGCGGCCCCTGTACAAGAGGTTCCATTACCATTCGCAGATAACGCACTTACATCTACTTTAGTAACGGCACTTTCGCCCGTACCATCGCTTATATTTGTAAGTTTTAAAACCGCAGTTTTTGGGCCATCAACGATCGTTTGACTTGTTACAGCATCAGCCATATAATTCTCCTAAAAATGTGGGGGAATTTCACCCCCATTTAAATTTTATTCAAAGACGTTTCTGCTTATCGCTTGATAATGAACATTTATTGCTTCAGCGGCTGCCGCACCTGCTTCAATTCCGATGTAAGGAATCAAATCAATATCATCTGTCATAGCAGCCGATTTTGTAGTTCCAGTAGTAACAGCAGTTCCACCTGTGCTTCCAGATGTACTTGTTATGTTGTACTGTATACCGTTTATGAAACATGTAGCTTTTCTATCACTATCAATAACAATTTTTAAATGATAAGGTGTATCGGCTGCAACAGTATCTGGAATTTGACTGATATAGTCAGTTCCACCAATACTGTGTACTAAGTGCCAATAAGTATAATCATCAAATGCTTCACTGTTAGTAGCGTCTGTTTGAAACTTAAAAAAGATTTGATTAGCATCAGTTGCAACTAACTGATCATTAGTTAACTTTAAACCGGCCCAAACTTTTTGATTATCAATTGCAGGCAATGAAATTGAACATTCCCATTCTACTGAGTTTTCAGTCCCCCATTTAGTACCACTCCAAGCTGTTTGGTTAGTATCTAAGTGAGGTAAAAGAATTGCTTGATCCTGATCAGCACCAGCAGTAGTCATTAAAATACCACCGTGTGTAGCTGAAAAAGTAGTCAAAGCAGTTGTCATGTTAGTTCCTAATGTTTCAAAGTCTCTGTTAGCAATAACATATGCTGCTAGAGCCGATGCACTATCTGCATCTGGATCAATAATTGAAACAGCATTAAGTCCTGGTTTCTTTGTAAACCATTCTTCTAAATAATATCTTCGTGCATCTCTTATACCTGCACCAAGAGTTCTGTCTTGAACTAATCCTGTAGTTGTATTTTTACTTACAAGATCAAAATTGTTCTCAGACCGTACTGGTCCTGAAAAAGTCGAGTTAGCCATATCAATCTCCTTGTCTTGGCAAATGTCTACTTAATTGTAGTCAAGGTTTTTTTTACTATACAATAAAAAAAGGCGACTTGTAAAGCCGCCCTTTCACACTTGTTATAGAAACTTTACGCCCCCGCTGTGCCAAACACACAACGCCAGTCAGAAACTCCGAAGGCATAACGCTCTCTAGCCTTAAACCTCATGTTTCCTGTATCAAAATCACCTTCCATAGCTGTTTTGATAGGACTTCTATTAAATAGCTTAAAGCCATTAGGCGCGTCAGTCTTAATAAAAAACGCATCAGTATCTGTTAAGAAATGATTGATAACCGCACCTTGAGGAAGCATTCCCATGCTCTTCATTGCGTTAACATCATTATCAGATGTTCCAACACGTAAATTAGTTGCCATTAAACGCTCGGCAATAAACTGAAGTTCTTTTGGAATAATCAGTTTCATACCTCTAATTGCAACTTTTAAACCACGCTCATCTGTAATTCCTGAAATATCAATAAGCATTTGCTCAAGAGAAGTTTCGTTAAGGTCTGAAGCAGTACTTAACTGATTTCTTTGATTTCCACTTAAAGATGGATGTGAGGAAGAACATAAAGCAGCACCGTCTCCAATTGGGGAAGAAGTGCTAAATGCGTTGTTTAAAATAGACGCAGCTTTAATTTGCTTAGTTTGTGCCATTGAACGGGCTAAAGCTTTTGTGTAACGAGACGCTAGTCTGTCATACAAGTTATCTTCAATAGCTTCTTCAGTAATAGAGAAAGCTAATGCGATTGTTTCCATTGTATAACGCGCAGTATACGTTTCCTGTGCATCGTCAAAGGTTATTGAGGAACCTTCTTCTTTTACAGGAGCAGTAGTAAAGCCTGCTAACATTGTCTCTTCTTCAAATGCTCTATCTGAAGATTCTTCATCAAAAACTTCAGAATGTTCACTTTCGTACCTACTATATTCGAGTCCGAAAAGGGCATTCAGTCCTGGCTCTAATTCTTTCGCCAGTTGTGCTCTAGATATTGCCATTTATATACTCTCCTATAATCCAGTTGTCGCGAAAGTACCAACTGCAATAGTAGTACCGCTGTTAAAGTGACCGTTAAGCCTAACAACATATTGATGCCCAACCGCAGAATAATCTGCATTTGCAGGATCATCATAAAGACCTACAATTCGGATATCAAGGGTATTTGTTGTGTTTGCTGTATCAATATCAAGCATGTCACTGGCTTTACCAGTATCTGTGCTACCGCTATTAACGCTTGCCATATCACAGTTACTAAAAATGTCAGCTAGAGCAGTTGCTCTGTCTGTGTTAGTTCCGTCAGCAACAACTGTATACAGTTGCATAGGATTATCGTAAACGTAAGCTTTGACAGGATGATTCGTGTCAACGCTCACACTATTTGAGCCGGGCCAGTAATTCAGCCAAGTTGGTTTTTTAGTTGTTGAGTCCACATACTGTACTCCAGCTAAAACGCCAAGTGGTGCTACAGCCTGATCGGATATAGCAATTGTACCACCAGCTAGTGGTATAACAATACCACCATTATATATAGCTGTTGTATAGTTAGATGCAATCTCATATTGGGTTGTGCCGGTTGTATTCGCACCACTACCCACTAAACCAATTGGACGAAGACCATAGCCACCAGTTAAAGTGTTTGCCATTTATTTTGTCTCCTTTTAAAATAGCTGATGGTCATTTCTTAGGACCACCAAAAGTTACTTTTGTTTGACGATCAGGTTTACTAATCGTCATGGTTGAATGAGAATTTTCTCGCATCATATCAGAATCGACCGCATTAATTTGATCTTGCGTTTTTTGATTAAAATACGCATTTCTCTCCTTAATCGTTTCTTCCGGTATGCGTGCAAGGACTAGACCTCCTTGTCCAAAAACACCTGTATATTTACCTGATTCAATAACGGGGGCTTCAAAATCAGGATACTCATCTTTTCTTACTAATTCATAACCTTCACGCATTCTCGAAGAAATATTCTTCGTATCGTCAAAGCCACGAACTTCAGAACGTATCCACCGATGTCGGTAACCATCCGGGGCAGGCGGTGCTTCTAGTATTGACGGCGGAGCCCAAGGCTTACGCCGTGTTTGCTTGTCTCTAGTCTTATTAGCGCGAGGAGTGCGATCTACGCCGTTCACATCTATTTCTGTAATTGTTTCTGACATTTATTTTTACTCCTTAACGTATTTTGCATATTCTTCAAGTGGAACTCCCAGCTTATGTGCCATTGCAACTTGACTGGAGGATAACTTGACTTTTCTTTTGCGCCCAGTTCCTTTAGCGGTTCTTGTAACGGAAGCCACATTCTGAGCGGGCCTTCTGCTTCCGTTTCCGTTACTGCCAAGCTTATGAGGAAACTCTGTCTTCATACGCTCGTCTAATTCATCATAATACTCATTTGTCTTCGGGTCAAACCCTTCTTCTTCAATTAATTTTTTATGTATGCCAAATGCCGCATAAGTCATAGCATCATCTTGTCCAAACCATTCATTCTTTTGAGCCCAATCCTCTGCCTTTGGATCCGGTTTTTGTTGTGGAAGAGGGGCAGGCTGAAAATTTTCCTGTTGTGGTTGGGGGGCATTGGGAACTTCTGTTTCTGAAGGTTGTTGTGCTTTTGCTAATCTAACTCGTTCCTTTGCTACAGAAAGTTCCGACAATTTTTTTTGAGCTTCAATGGTGGCATCCGTATCTCCTGCCTGCATAGCGTGTTTTAGAGAAGCTTCAGCAGACGCTAACTCACTATCTACCCTTTGGGAGTATTCCGTTACATAACCTTGATCTAGGCTCTTTAAACGACCTTTAAGGCTATCTGCTTCTATTTTTACTTTTTTAGCATAATCGATAGCAGCCTGTTCGCGCCTTTCAGCTTCACGCATTTTTTTAGTAAGGCGATCAATACGTTTTTTCGATTCGGAGACAGCCTGCTCTTGTTCATTACCTTGCTCAACCTCAATATCAGAGGAAGCTTCTTGCTTGTTGCCTTTTGCATCAACTTCTATTTCTACGCTTTCTTCTCTTGGTTCTATTTCTAAGTCTAATTCAGTTTGTGTTGATTCTGCCATTTTTTCCTCAATGTAAAATATCTTCTGGATTTAAAATTGTTGCTAATATTTCATCATCATTCAAAATTTTTACTTCTCCGCCTTCTATTTTAAAGCGTGAACCTGAATAACGAGCAAATATTACCCAATCCTTTTCCTGACACCACGGTCCTGTGTGAAATTTATCGGTATCCTTGTAAGCAAGGGGTCCCATTTTTAGCACATAACCAACCTGTGTCGCTACCTGATTTTCGTCTATAACTTTATCGGGTAAAAAGACACCACCTTCTGTTTTTCCCTTTCCTTTGTAAGGAAGAACCAGTAATCGCCATCCTGTCGGGACGGGCATACGGTCTAAAAGAGGTTTATCTAAAAGATTTGGGTCTAAAACCAGATTATCTGGGTTAATATATGCAGAATTTACATTTACTGCTGTAGCTTTAGTCATCTATTCGCTCCTGTTTATTTAGCAGGCTCTTGAGTTCCTGTTCAATATAATCTAATGAACTTAGGTTTCCCATCAGTTCTTTGTAGTGTTCCATATTCTTTACACCATCACTAGCCAACATGTCAAGTATGTGATTTCGCCTATCTTTTAATAATTTAATCACATATTCTGATAGACTTATCGCATCCATTAGTTTTTCCTTTTGTTTATTAACTGTAATCCTGTCTTGCCGAACCTATACCCAAATGAGCTTCCTATACAAATATATAAACATGTAGAAAACCAATTTGGAGTTGACTCTTCCAAAAAGATAAACCCTTCTTTAACAAAAGGTTGGCTCCACGGTAGGAAAGATGCCACTAATATTGCTCCAAAAATTAGGGTCCAAAATTCGTCCTTCCATGACCCTGCCATTTGATTAGTAAGAGCTTGCTCATTAAGCATATCCGATGTTGCAGAAGTCTCGTAAACCTTTGCTTCAGCTTTGGCTCTTGCTACCTTAACATCTGTTTCAGCTTTTGCCTTATCAACACGGCCCTGTAACCACGTTCCAGCAAGAGAACTGATGGGTCCAATTATTTGTCCTAATCCTAACATTTTTTACTCCTTTATTTGGTGAGAGATGTTTGACATATATAGCAAAAACACATTTAACATTTAGAATCTAATTAAGATTAAATTAACCAAACATCTCTCATAACTTTATTATTCTAAGGGCACATCTTCGGTATATAATGTAACCTTTTGGTCTAATAATTGTAACTGCATTTCTATTTTTCTCATTCTTGTAATGCTTTCTTTTACTGACTCTGGAGGTTGCCAAGTATCAATCCAGTCATCATTTTCTTCTACTTCTATTGTTAGCATTTCCATCTGATGCTCTAAAAATGTAAGTCGTTCAGTTAATCCAAAATATAGCCAAACCGATAGACCAGTAAGGGCAATCATAGAAACTAAGTTCCTTAATGGTATGGTTATGTGGCTATCATCTGATATAACTGTATTAATATCCTTTTTATTCATACTTCTGTTATCAACCCTCTTTTAATTCTTAACTCATTTAAGTCTTTTTCTTTTGTGCCACCATCATATTCCCAGGCATAACCTTTATCTATCATTTGCTGGTTCATGGACACAATATCATCATTTATGTAAATGGTTCCAAGCATACGCCCGTATTTTCCATCTTTTTCAGTAGAAATCATCAATTGATTTGCATTAGAAAGATTTGTTGAAAGGTGTTCTTTAGCTTCAAGACCTAATTTTTTTTCATCTAAATCACGAGTACGACTTTCTGGTGTATCAATTCCTGCTAATCGAACTCTCTCCTTCTTACTTAGATCAAAACCAAGATCAATAACCACGTCTATCGTATCGCCATCAACTACTTTTACAACTTCTTTTACTTTATACTCGTACATTATTTTTCCGTTAACCATTTAAAAAAAGGCTTTCTTTCCTTTGTTCCAACAAATTCTTTTACAAGATCAAAAATAGTTTTATGTTTTTTGACCCACGCTTCATTTGCTTCTGTAAAAGGGTCATCTCCAAGATACTGACCTTTTTCATTTCTTGCTCTTTCTACATCTTCTTTGTCTATCATAAGTTTTTCTCCTTACCCGCTAAATATTTAGGGATCTCAGTTTCCTTCTTTTTCATCCACCTTTTGAGGGATGCAATAAGCTTTGACCCAAATCTTGTCTCCTGCCAATGACTGTGACCAATTCTGTGCTCCGATTTTGTATGCATATCTAAGGCACGTATCCATATCACTGAAGTAGACACTTTCTTGCACCGTCCCTGATAAAAAAATTATTAAAACCCATATCATTATTTACCATTTTCTTTTGACCTAGTGAAAGCGGTTGTTCCCATAAATGTCGCTACAATACCTAAATTTGCTACGATATATGTAGAAAGTAAAGCTGTAACCATTTCCACCCGCGAATCGGGAATAACCGGCGACATTGCTAAAACAATCAATATTATTGATGATACAGACGATACCCAACATAACATACGCTGCTGGTCTTGCATTTTATCGTTGTTTTCCAGACGAATAATTCGTTCTTCACGGGCAATCTCTTCGTCCGTTACAATTCCATCACCATCTAAATCGTGTTTTAGGTATTTACTACCCTCTTGTAGCGTTTTTTTAGCCATTACACGCCTAAGTAGCTACCACCACGCTTTGCTGCACCCATTCCAGAAGCTGTTTTCTTCTTTAAAGGGCCTTTTGGTACAGATACCTGCTTCAACTTATAGTTATTATCGTCTTTTACCATTTTAGCTGTTACTTTTCCTGTAACTATTCTTACTTTACTCATTGCTCACTCCTTGGGTTTGATTTTTCTTTACTCATTGCAGCCCGTTGCTTCATAATTTCTCGTTCTCTCGCCGCTTCTATACGATCATCTGTCATTTTTTCCTGACTTTGTATCCTTTCGCGTGAAATATCGCCTGATTGCTCAATTTGTTTGTTTCTTAGCTGTAAATCGAGTTGTTCACTTTCTATATCGGCTTGATCTTTCTGTGCTTTAAGCTCCAATTCCTGCTGTTTAAGCTCAACAATTGGATCAGGGGCTCCTGCTCCACTTAATTGCTGGCTAAGTTGTTGTACCTGTTGCAAGCCTTCGGCTATATACTGCGCGGTCAACGCTTCTATTTGGACAATTTCTTCTTGGGACGGCCCCGCTTGCGCTTGAGGGGCTCCTTGAGGGGCTCCTTGTTGCTGCTGGGATTTAGCCATTTCAGCCATAGCGCGTTCTTGAGCTTGGATTTTAACGTGTTCCATGACATGCTTTTGTAAAGCAATTGCAACCGGAGGTACTCCTGTAACCGTAGGCGTACCGCCAAAAACCAAATGCGCCATGATATGTGCTTGATGATTCTGGCCTTGAAAGGCCACAAGGGGGGTTTGATCCATTGCATCGATGTTCTCCTGTGCTGGGTCTTTCGGTGCAGGCTTGTCGGAAGCCGGAGGATTAAGATATTTATCAATATTCCTTACTCCTAAAGCTTCATACATGTCTCTGTAAACCTCATACATATTATGCATGTCAGGAGCCTGTGCCGCTAACTGCATTTGTGTCTGAGCAAGAGCAATTCGTTGTGCCTGACTAAAGACGTTTGGATTTGAAACAGGAATGATGTCCACTCGTTCATCAAAATCCTGCGCTTTAATACTTGCCTCTACCCCTTCTATTGCGTAAGGGTATTCAGGTGGTAAGCTTTCCGACATAACTTTTGAAAGCAATTTAAATTCTACCCGCATTGCATAATGCAAGCGTTTATGTACAGCCGACATGACCCGTGAGCCCTGTTCCATCATTGCTATCGTAGTGCCTACGGCTGCCTGTTGGTTTCCGTCACCAACTTTTAAATCTGTAATAGTCGCGAATCGTTGTCCTGCTTGAACAACAAAACCCAATAACTGGAATAATGTTTGGTCCGGCCCCTTGAAAGGTAGTGGCATCAAAGAGTCGCGTATCGCGCCGCCCGGTGCATCCACATCCCTGAACTCACCCGGTTGCAAAGGATCTTCATCATCCCTGATCCGTAGACCACGGGCCTTGAAGCCTGCTGGTAAATTCGATAATGTCCCCGCGTCTATCAACTGTCTTAGAGCGGCGGTCGCGGTCCGTGACAAACCACCGATCGTATGTATAAGCCCTAGCCCATAAAAACCAAAGCCGGGTAAAAATTTATAATGTACAAAATACTGTATCTTTTTCTTCTGAGGATCATCTTCGGCATAATTCCTGCGAATCGACAATACCTGACCATTATCCTGACTAATCGTCACAATATATGGTATTTTTATTCCAGTAGGTTCTCCATCTTCACCCGCGTCTTCAAAACCTTCTAAATCAAGGTCAACATGGCATTCAAGCAGAGTACAGTCATAATCAATCTGAGACGGCTCTATTCCACTTAATTGGTCTAGCTCTTCTGTCAGATTACTGCTTTTTTCCTGTTGGGGAAGAACCGGTATATCAAGATAAAATCCCGAAAGCTGCTGTTTTCTTAACTCATTTAAATTTATTTTTACAACATGTGTAATATTAGGACAGGTTTCCAGATCATTTGCTTCATAGGGAACAATTAAATTTTCTGCCGGAACAAACTTACTGACCGCCCTGTCAAGGGCCCCATCGTAATATACTTTCTTAAAAGTAGAACCTGCCAACGGCAAATAAAACAACATCTGGTCAAATTCAGGGGTATACTCTTCCATTACACAAGTAATGTAATAATTCATAAATTCCTTGACGCGCTGCGACTGATCCTCTTTTTCCGCATCAGCGGTTCCTACAATCGTTGTACGAACCGGACCTCCTGCTGGAAGCATTTCATTAAAAGCCTGCGCCTGAAATTGTACGGCAGCTTCTGCCAAAAGAGGATGGGTCACACCTGTTGCACCACGAAAAGGCTCTGAACGCTCATCATAGGAAAAACCTAGAAGTTCCAAGCCATTTGCAAAGGCATCTTCCCAATCTTTACGACTGGACCTGTTACCTTCATATTCCGAAATTAATTCGCCACCTAGCCTTCCAAGTTGCTGATCAGACATATTTTCTGCCAGATTTTCAAAAAAATCTTTGGGCCTGTTTTCTGCTGCGGTAAGCGTTGGGTCAAAATCAATAACGGCTCCCCCATCGTCTTCCATCTCTATTGCTATTTCAGAACCTTCTACATCTCCGACTTGCTTTGGTTCAAAACTTCCGGGAACCTCAAGCTCAATTTCTGCTTCAAGATCAGCAGGATCTATTTGAGAAGGGACGTTTCTTTCAATAAGATTAATGGGCGGTTTTGCCATCTAATTCTACCTCAACTATTTCAAACATTGCTTCTTGGTCATTGTGAACAAAAATAGGGGTTGTGTCACCGACCCATGCGCCTACAACATTAAATTCCATAAACTCTTCTGCTTCTTCATACGTCATCTTATCACGTTTCACAAGTATTTCGCAACATTTGTGATAATCGTAGACTAAAAGGTTTGGTTGACCGCACCTTCGGCCTACTCCTAAGATCGCTTCGTCAAAACCATCTGCTTTTAAAAGTTGTTCTTCTTCCATTTTTTATCTCCCATTATTTAGTTTATTAAAATAGTTATTTATTTTTTGTGCAGCGTCTAAAGATACTATTCCGCCGTTTTTAAAGTTCATACTATACTGATCGCCTTTAAGACTATATTTACGGTGCCAGTCTGCTTCATATTGCAAAGCTTGCCTTTCAATATCCGGAAGGTTTTCAAAACCGCCTGCTAAAAATTTTTTCCGGTGGAGCCCCACGGCAAAAGGTTCACCGCCAATCCACTGAATAAGATCCATGAAATTATCCATTACTCTTCTCCCCTTAAAAATTTACCTAACTGTCCACGCATGTTTAAATAGGAACCTTCTATTTTTTTAATATTCGGGCTAGGGTAATTAGTTTCCGTCTTTCCCGCGCTCTTCATAGCATTGTCTATCACACTACTATATTTTGGGCTACCCTGCACAATAACTTCTTCATATCCCAAAGTAGAGTTTTTAATACGATTAACCTGATCGGGGTCTGACAGTAACTTCTTTGCCCTGTCCGGTGTCATAATTGTATCGTAATTTTTTATTGGTAGCTTTGGACTTATAAGGCCGTGTTCCGCGGACAGTATCGCAATATCCAAATCTTCGGGCATGTATTTTTCACGAATAGCTTTTTTTACCTGTTGAAACATAGGACCCGTATATCGTTCTAAAGCCTGTACGGCTTCTATATCACTACATTTCTTACCGCCACAGGATAAAATTAATAGTCTTTTTTTCTTATCGGGGCCCTCAACAATACTTTTAGAACCTAATGTTTCCTTTACAGCTTTACCAGAAAAATCAAAAGATTTTTGCATATTTTCAGACATAAGAACTTCGCCAAGCCCTTTATTGCTTTTTGCTATCTTTTGTGCTGCGCGAGGACCCTTTAAACCAGTACCTAACAAGGCACTTGTCCCAAAAGTAAAGGGTGCCAGTACCATAGCTACATCACCAGCGGTTGCTAAACCCTGCAAGCCTGCATCAAGATAATTCCCTCTCAAAATATTTTCTCCAAAAC